GTCTTGCGGAAGCAGAGCAAGAAGCACTAGATATGTTAGAGATTGATAAAGAAAAATTACACTAATCTATGAGGGCTAATTGTAGTTGCCCATGAAACTACAAACTATAGAAGGAGATACACAATGTTAAGATTATTTAGAGACAGTAAGACTTATGACAAGAAGTTCTATCACTTCAACGTGATGGGATGGAAGTTCAGAGTTGCGACAAACACTAGAACTTTTAGTAAGTTTGGCTCTTACCTTACAGGTAGAGGTCGAGTGTTTAACTTTGGTAGACAGTATTTTTGCTTTATACCTAAGTCGTAAATAGTCATCAGCACCTGAGAGTATGACTTAAATTCCGAGTCAGGAGTAGTTGGCAGACCTACTACAAAAACTGCCACAGGTAACAAGCTTTACTACCCAGTTATCGGAGTCGAAAGAAGCACTTCGAGACTGTGCCACCATAGCTTGCTCTGTGAGTCTCCCCTAACAATGTAATGTAGAGTTGTTAGGATGACTATAAAAGCGCATCTACTGCAGGAGACAGACTGGGTAAACTACGAGATAGTCAAGCGGAGCTGTCAGAGGAAGTTGGTAGTCATCTTCGTGACTAAAAAACTACCACATTTTTTAACAACAAAGAGAGGATAGTAACATGGCAACACAAATAAGAAAGTTTGAACAAGATGCAATCGTTGAGAGCATCCTTGAAAAAGTAACCGAAGATAAAACAAGTAGAGCATTTGACGCAGTCAAGAACTGTAAAGAGTATAAAGATTTGCTGTCAACAGCTAACGAGGTTAAGTCTTTTGACAATCAGATAAAAATCTTAAAAGAACAAAGAGATGAATTGTCTAATAAAGTTCATAGAGGAGTGGAACATTACAACTCAGTTCGTGACTTTGAATTAAAGTATGACAGATGGAGTGGAGTATTGTCTACTCAAACAGGTATAAACGAATGGAAACTAAAAGAAAAGATAGCTAACAGACTTGCTATATCTTTGCTACCTAAAGATGCAATACAGAACATTGATGCTATCATTAAGAAGATCGCAAAGGAGTTTAAATAATGCAATTAACATTTGATTACTACGAGATACAGGAAGCAATACAGCTTCTTGTTAAGGAGAAACTAGGTATAGACATAGACTTAGAAGATATAAATCCACATGATTATCCTGATATTGAATATCAAGAACGAGTTCTTGCTTACAAGAAACACAAAAACGGAAAAGAAGTTAAAGATGAACACGGCTATCGTGAAGTAGATTGGGATAAAACTACATACAAAAAGAAGCGGATTCAGTTTGATGATAGTGCTGATATAATTTTTTGGGTAGGAAAATAGTAAAGGAAACACTATGGATATTAAAAACTTAGAAGGGATACTTAAAGACTTTGATGAACGATTAGATAGTGAAAACTTTGGACTGTTCATTGACGCTTATACACCTAACAAAGACCAAACACAAGTTGTAAGTTTGGAGAAACTTAAAGAGGGAGTAAACGAATTAGATTTTAATTAATTATTTCATAATGTGAAATATAGATTTACTTTAAAATCTATTTGTGGTATAATCTTATAAGTATTATAAAGGAAGATAAAGATAATGATTAATAATAATAAAGATAATGTTATAAACTTTACAAACTTGACAGGAGTTAGAAATAAAAATAAGACTAACGAATATAAAGTTTGTTTGTTCGAGAATAAAAAATATGAGTTCGCTATTGAAGCGAGTAGCGGAGAAGACGCAGAAAATATTATCAGCGATAAGTATGAGAAAGGGTTGTTAGATTTAAATAACTTTGAATCATTTACTTACGAAACAATAGCTGAGTCGCTTGAAAATAATTAAAAAAGGACTGGACATGAGAGAAGAAATAGTGTATAATACAGGATATAATTTGTCACAAACGAGATATGTTTTGCCCTCATGTATCACCTTCCTTTTATCTTGTTTGTTCGCTTTTGAGATAGCGAGTAAGTTTCTGGTTTCTTACGACAATCAAAACCAGACCGAATTTTTAAAACTAAGAGGTAATATAATATGATGTATGCAACAGGAAAAGCTATGTGGGCTAACGTGTCTGTTCCTAACACACGCTTTGAGCCACATAAATACATGATTACTGTCTTGACTGACCAAGACACAGCATCAGAGTTAGAAGGTGCAGGTCTTAATCAATCAAAAGACAGAGCAGGTAACACTAAGTATGACGAACCTGCTTTCATGTTTAGTAAGACTGCGGTAAATAAGAAAACAGGTGAGCCAAACAAAGCACCTAAACTTATTGATGCAGATGGTAACCCTTTGGATTGTTTGATTGGTAACGGATCGAATGTTACTGTTAAGGTTAGACCATACAATAGCCCATACGGAACATTCGCTGAGTTGATTGCTGTAAAAGTAAATGAGCTTGTCGAATACGAAGGTGGCGATTCTGATAACGAGGAGTTTTAATCATGGGAGAACATGATGAAAAACCATATATAACTATTGATGGTGTGCAGGTTTCGGTAGATGATTTACCAGAAGAAGCACAAGGTATCTTTGGAAGGATTCAAAGATTAAATCGAAAGAAAGTTAATCTTACTCTTGATATTGAAGAAGTTCAGGCAGGTTTAAACTTCTTTACTAATAAGATTGTAGGTATAATTAATCAAGAAGGAGAACAAAGCGAAACGGAAGACGAAGAAGAAGTTGTAACTAAATCAGAAAACTAAAAGGAGAAAGGTATGAGGGCAGAGTTTGAAGATAAAGAATGGGAAGCTGTTCACCAACCTTGTCCTTTAGAAAACTGTAACAGTAGTGATGCTGTTGGCATAAACAAAGACAGGTCAGCTAAGTGTTTTAGCTGTGGTGAGTTCATTAAGAACTATGATGATGCGTGTAAAGGAAAGGATATGGAAGCAGTAACAGCAAAACCAGTAAGTCAGCAAGTAAACGATATAGCAGGAAGTTACTCAGCGTTAGCAGATAGAAAGATAAAACTAGAGACTGCAAAAAAATATGGTGTGAAAGTATCACACGACATACAAGGCAAAGTAGTTAAGCATTTCTATCCATACTATAACGGACATGAATTGTCTGCTACTAAGTGTCGTAATGTGCATGATAAAGGATTCTTTTTACAAGGTTCTTATAACGACACAGGTTTATTTGGACAACAGTTATTTAAAAGCGGTAAGTATGTAACGATCACAGAAGGAGAATGTGACGCAATGGCAGCCTACGAACTACTTGGTAGTAAGTGGGCAGTCGTTTCAATTAAGCGAGGTGCGCAAGGTGCAGTTCGTGACATCAAAGAAAGTCTTGAGTTCTTTGACGATTTTGAAAATGTTATCATTGCATTTGATAATGACAAAGCAGGCAAGGAAGCCAGTAAAAAAGTAGCAAGACTTTTCAAACCTAGTAAGGCAAGGATTATGACATTGCCTACAGGTTGTAAAGATCCAAACGATATGCTTAGACAGAACAAGCATAAAGAGTTTACAGAAGCATGGTGGTCGGCTAAGACTTACACTCCATCAGGAGTTATCAATGTATCTGAGCAGAGAGATAAGTTTCATAACCGAGAAAAGAAAGAAAGCGTTCCCTATCCATACGAAGGTCTTAATAAGAAGCTGTATGGCATGAGACAAGGAGAACTCGTAACCCTTACAGGAGGCACAGGGTTAGGTAAATCGAGCGTTACAAGGGAAATAGAGCATTGGTTAATCAAAGAAACAAAAGATAATGTAGGCATTATTGCTTTGGAAGAAGATTGGCGCAGGACTATTGATGGTATTCTTTCTATTGAAGCTAACTCTAGATTGTATATAGATCAGATACGAGAGAAATATTCTAAAGAAGAAATAGATAAGTTCTTTGACATACTCTATGATGGAGATAATAAGAATCGTGTGTGGGTTCATGCCCACTTTGGAGCTAACGAGCTAGACGAAATCTTTTCTAAGATAAGGTTTATGATTGTAGGATGTGGTTGTAAATGGGTGGTGGTTGATCACTTACACATGCTTGTCAGCGCGTCAACAGAAGGAGATGAAAGACGCACCATTGATTCTATTATGACCAAGTTAAGATCAATCGTAGAAGAAACAGGTGCAGGATTGATTCTTGTATCACACTTGCGTAGGATTGATGGTAACAAAGGACATGAGAACGGAATAGAAGTAAACCTATCTCACCTTAGAGGTAGCCAGAGTATTGCACAGCTATCTGATTGCGTTATAGCTTTAGAAAGAAACCAACAGTCTGACGATTATCAAGAATCACAGACAACAAAAGTTCGTATTCTTAAATCAAGATATACTGGAGATGTTGGATTAGCTACACATCTTCTTTACGATAACGAAACTGGAAGATTGTCTGAGCTTTCTAATGATGATATAGAAGTCACCGATAATAGCGAGGGATTTTAATATGACTATAATAGTATTAGAGGATGGCGAGAAAGCAATAGTGGACTACTTGAGTAAGGGTAGATATGATAGAGCAAGAAGTCGTAATGCTGAAACTTTACCTCTTAATAATACCAATGATAAATACTTTTCTGACAGAACAGGATTATTTGCAGAGTTAGCATTAGCTAAATTAACAAACGTATACCCTAGTCAAGTTTTTTCTCCATTATGTAAAACTAAAGACAGCGGTAGTGATGTCGGAGATATACAGTATAAAGGTTGGAGTATAGATGTAAAGTCAACTATTCATAATAAAGGTGTGCTTTGGATCAATAAGATTAATAATAATATTGATTTGTATGCTTTCTTTGTGGTAACAGAAAACGAGGAAACTGTAACCTGTGAACTTAAAGGTGTTATAACAGGTAAGGAGCTACATGCTAAACCTAAAAGAGAAAGACAACCACAGTTTAAGTTTCCATGTATCTATGCAGAGCAAAACGAATTAATAACGTGGGAGGAATTTGAAAAAAATGGATTTAGTATTTGATATAGAAACAGATGATCTAAAAGCAACTAAGATATGGTGTATCGTTTGTCAGAATCCTGATACAGGAGAGATATTTAAATTTAATCCTGATCAGATTGACGAAGGATGTAAACTTTTACTTAGTGCTGATAGATTAATAGGACATAACATAGTTGGTTTTGATATTCCAGTTATAAAGAAACTTACAGGAGTTGATCTATCACATATAGAAGTATTAGATACTCTTGTCTTGTCAAGACTTTTCAATCCTGTCAGAGAAGGTGGTCATAGTTTAGAAGCTTGGGGTTACAAGTTAAGGTTTCCTAAGATAAACTTTGAAGATTATCTAAACTACTCACCAGAAATGATGAAGTATTGTGTCAAAGATGTACAGTTAAACACTATGGTATTCAAGAACTTGAGGTTTGAAGCTAAAGGATTTTCTAAAGATAGTATAAAGTTAGAACATGATGTTGCAAGACTGATGAAACAGCAAGAAGAGAACGGATTTAAGTTTGATAGTTATTCTGCTGAACTTCTACTGGCAAAACTTAGAGAAAGAAAACAAGAGATAGAAGATGAAGTACACAATACTTTCAAACCTAAGTTGGTAGATGATAAGTTAGTCACACCTTATATAAAGAAAGATGGAACATTATCTAAGCGCGGTCTTACTGATGAAGAGTATGACAACTGTTTGTGGTTTGGTAATAACGAACCTTTCATGCGTAAGAAGTTAGTTGAGTTTAATCTTGGCAGTCGTAAACAGATTGGAGAATACTTGATTGACTTTGGTTGGAAGCCAGATAGATTTACACCTACTGGTCAACCTATTGTAGATGAGAAAACTTTATCAGAAGTTACACACATACACGAAGCTAGTCTAATTGCAGAGTTTCTTTTACTACAGAAACGCATAGCACAGATTGATTCGTGGGTTAAAGCTGTTGAAGATGATGATAGAATACATGGGTTTGTTATACCTAACGGAGCTATCACAGGAAGAATGACGCATAGAAGTCCAAACACAGCGCAAATTCCGAGTGTTCGACAACCTTATGGTAAGGAATGTCGTGCTTGTTGGACAGTAGACGAAGGTAATGTGTTGTTAGGTATTGACGCATCTGGGTTAGAAATAAGAATGTTAGCACACTATATGAATGACGAGGACTATACAAATGAAATTCTCAACGGAGATATACACACAGCAAATCAAAAACTTGCTAGACTTGAATCAAGAGATAAGGCAAAGACGTTCATCTATGCCCTCATGTACGGAGCAGGAGATGAAAAACTTGGAAGCGTGGTTGGAGGAAATAAAGGAGATGGTTCTAGAGCTAGACAACTGTTCTTTGATAATAAACCATCATTTAAATCTCTTAGAGATAGAGTTACAAGAGCGTCAGCAAAAGGTCACTTGAAAGGAATAGATGGTAGAAAGTTATTCATTCGTAATGCACATGCTGCTTTGAATACTTTATTACAGGGTGCAGGAGCTATCATTATGAAGAAAGCTTTAGTTATCTTTGACAGTAAGTTAAGAGAAGCAGGACTAGAGCATAAGTTTGTAGCTAACATACATGATGAATGGCAGTTAGAAGTACCTAAAGAACACTCTAAAACTATTGGTGATATTGGAGTAAGTTCTATTATAGAAGCAGGTGAAGTATTTAAACTACGCTGTCCTTTGGATGGTGAATACGATACAGG